ATAAAAATCTCAAGGAATTAATTAAGTTAAAATATGAATATCAGAATAAGTTAAATAATATTGAAAAAGTGATAAGAAAATTAGAAACAGATAAAATAAATATATGTAGACATGAATGGGTAACAGAAAGGGAATATGGTATGTATGGAGAGAGATTTACCTACTGTAGACGGTGTGGAGTACATAATTCACGATAAATTTGATTAAATTAATATTTTTTTTTAAATTTGATTTATTTAAAAAATATATTGTAAATAGATATTATGGGAACACAATATATTCAAATACTGGATTTAATATCAGATGATATTAATGATAAATTCACAGTAACAATATATGGGAAATCGAAAAAGGGGGAAAATGTAGTTGTGAATGTAATAGATTTCGAACCTTTCTTTTATGTAAGGGTTCCGTCGGGGTGGAATCAACATACAGCGAATGGGTTCTTTAAGAATCTTAAATTCAAAGATAAAAAATTTACCAGCGATAGTGAAGAAACAGAGTTTGATATTAAAATGGAATATGAAAGAAATAAATATCATAATTTCTATACATATGATGAGAACAAATATGATTTCTTAAAATTAAGTTTTAAAAATTATGATATGATGAAAAAGATGATATATAAAGTTCGTAAATTTTATGAAGAGTGTAAAACAGATGCTGATCCGGATAAAAGATCATTTTATGAATTAAATGATGAAGATGGTGAGTTTAGATTTGATTCTAATTTATATGAATCTAATATTCATCCATTGTTAAGATTTATACATGATAGAAATATTCAACCATCAGGATGGATAGAATTTACATATGAAAAATCAAATGTAGTAAAAAAGAGTAAACAAATATATAATTGTAAAAAACAATATGATGATATTCCGTATGAATCAATTGATTATCATGAACATGATGAAATAAGTAAATATGTTATTGCATCTTTTGATATTGAGTGTGACTCATCTCATGGAGATTTTCCATCAGCAAAGAAAGATTTTAAAAAGTTATCTGTATATATTGTAGATAAATATTTATCAGATGGTCTTTTATATGGAGATAAATCATTATTTGATTATATCAAAGATATATTAATAAAATCTATTCCTCAAGATGGGATTATAAAAAAAGATGATGAAGATCATATAACATATGTAAGTAATGGACCGTTGAGTGAAGAAAGTATTATTAAAGCATTTCTGGATGAGAAAGAAGATGGTGATATAGATATTGATGAAAAATCATATGATATGAAAAAGAAATTTAAGGAATTAGAAATTGCCTTGAAAAACAATAAAAGAAATGATGCTATAGAAATACTGAATCGTAAGAAAAATAAACCAGGTATCTTATCATATCTGAAAAATAATAATGGTGAAAAATTAAAAGTTAAAGGAGATCCTATAATTCAGATAGGAACAGTATTTTATACATATGGTGATCCAAATTCATATGACAGATATATTCTTGTTATAGGTCCAGAAAAATGTTTAGAATATGGAGAAATATGTAGTGATTTAGATAATATTAAGATTATACGTTATAAATCAGAAAAAGGATTATTACAAGGATGGGTAGATTTAATAGAGAAACATAATCCAGATTATATAACAGGATATAATATATTTGGATTTGATTTCGATTATATGATTGGTAGGGTAAGTGAATTATATGAATGTAAACCAGAATGTAAATTTAATATGTTTTCGAAATCTATGGATCATTGTAATAATTGTCCTACAAATGGGTTTTATAATTTAGGGAGATTAAATGAAAAGAATGATTTTAATATATATAAAAATAATAAATGTAAAAGATGTAAAAGTATAGTAAAGAAACTAGGTGGTGGTAATGATAAAGAGGAAGATGAATCAACATATTCACATGATACGTTAAAATATATTCATATGGATGGTAGAATAATCTTTGATGTTCAAAATGAAGTAAAGAAAGGATATTCACTGGATTCATATAAATTAGATAACGTGGCATCTAATTTTATGAGAGGAAAAATAAAAGAAGTTCGGTCAGTAAGAATAGTTGATAATGTAAGATTTATATATATTGATACAGATAGAATAGGTAATCTTAAAAAGGGTGATTATATATCATTTAGTATAAAAAATAATTATGGTGAGATGAAATATGAGAATGGTCGTAAATATTATATTCATCATATAGGGAAAAGTAAAACAAAGGAGAATATTTATACAATAACATTAAAATCAGAATATAGTATATCAGGAAAAAAGTTAATTAAATCTGAAAATAATGATGTATTATATTCGGAATGGTGTTTAAATAAGGATGATATATCACCACAAGAATTATTTGATAAACATAAATGGGGATCAGGTGAAGATCGTGCTATGATAGCAAAATATTGTATCATGGATTGTGAATTATGTATTCATCTGTTATTGATGTTAGATTTCATACCGAATAATATAGGTATGAGTAATGTATGTAAAGTTCCTCAACCATATATCTTTCTGAGAGGACAAGGTATAAAAGTACAATCTATTGTAACAAAATTCGCTCATGAGAATGGATACAAAATACCAACTTTAATGGGATACGATGAAGAGTTAAGTGATAACTCGGGATTTGAGGGAGCGATTGTATTAGATCCAAAACCAGGATTATATTTAGATGATCCAATATCGGTGGTAGATTATGCATCACTATATCCGAGTTCAATAATAGAAAAGAATATTTCACATGACACATATTTAGGTGATTATAAAGATATAAAAGATAATTTAGATGAAAAAGGATATATAGAAGGCATAGATTATAATCGTATTCAATATGATAATTATGAATATGTTCAAAAAGAAGGAACACAAGTAGTAGAAAAGAAAAATGTATTAAATGATGATGGTAGTAATCAAGTAATGGATTGTGTGTTCTTATCAGAACACAATACAAAAGTAGAAAAAAAGAAAGGTATTATTCCGATGGTTGTAGGTGAATTACTGAGTGCGAGATCGGCAACAAAGAAACGATTAAAATTAGAAAAAGATGAAAATAAAAAGAAAGTTCTTGATGGTCTTCAACTTGCATTTAAATTAACAGCTAACTCAGTATATGGTCAACTAGGTGCTAAAACATCATGTTTATCATTTAAGAAAGTAGCAGCATGTACTACAGCAGTAGGCAGACAAAAGATTATTGATGCTAAAAAATATGCTTATGATTGGGCATTATCACCATATAACAATATGATATATAATCCATTAAAAGAAAAATACAATGAACAAGAATATATAGAATATTATGAGAAAATAATAAAATTAGATGAGGATAATTTGTTAACAGATAAGAGAATAAAAATATTTAATGGTGAAGAGAAAAATCATAGAGAATTAGAGTGTGAAAAATATAAATTATTGGACGTGATCTATGGTGATACAGATTCGATATTTATAAAATTCTCAAGAAAAACAACTAAAGATAATGAATTAACTAAATTAGAGGCAGTGGATCATTGTATTCAGTGTGGATTAAAGGCGGGTGAATATATAACATCAATGTTAAAAAGAGATAATTGGCCTAAAGATAAACCAGGTTATCCACAAGATTTAGAATATGAGAAAACATTTTATCCGTTTATTCTGATATCTAAAAAGAGATATACAGGTGAGAAATATGAATTTAGTTCAAAAGAAATACCAAAGAGAACATCTATGGGATTAGTAACTAAAAGAAGAGATAATGCTCCAATAGTAAAATATGTATTTGGGAATATGGTGAATCGTTTAATGAGTAATACGCGAGTAGAAGATGTAATTAAATGGTTAAATCAGACTCTAAATAATATAGTAAAAGGAAAAGAACATATAAGTATGTTTGTGATATCAAAAACATTAAATAGTTATTATAAAAATCCTCAGTCAATAGCACATAAGGTATTGGCGGATAGGATGGGTCAAAGAGATCCAGGGAATAAACCGAAAGCAAATGATAGAATACCATATGCTTATATTAAAGTAGATGATTCACCGATACCGACAGGACAACATTATACTAAAATTATAGAAGTTCCAACAGGTAGATTTAAAAAGATAAAAGTAAAAGAGAAAACAGGTGAATATTTTAAAAAAGAAATAGAAATTGATGATGGATTCTATAAAAATGGAAAACCGAAGAAAAAGAAAACAAAAGTAGATGATTTAGATAGACCTAAATATAGGATAATTGAAAAAGACGGAGATCCAATAATGAAGAAAAAAAAGATATTTGATTTAGACCGACCTAAATTAAAAAAGAGAGTAATCCTCCAAGGTAATAGAATAGAGCATGTAGATTATATTACAGATAATCCAGATGTTAAATTAGATTATAAGTTTTATATATCAAATCAGATAATGAATCCAGTAAAACAGTTATTAGATGTAGCAATAGATCCAGAAGAAACTATGAAATTATTTAATAGTTATATACATTAATTATTCTATAATAATAAAATCATCATCTCTTTTTTTATCTTCAATCATTTTAATATCTTCTTTTTTGAATATAAAATTGTATGCAGTATACAAAAAAGGATTAAAATATGACCAATACCATAAATAGAATCTATAAACTAAATATATGTTAAAAAATTGTCTCATAAAAATGAAAGAATTATAAAATGTAATAAACATAATAATATATGTGATATAAAAAAAATAAAATATAATCTAATAAAATAAAATATAATCTAATAAAATAAAATATAATCTAATATATAAATGGGATTAATTGGAGGTGCTATAAAGAAAGGAATGTCTGAAATGTCACCAAATGTAGGATTTTTTACTGTATTACTTATAGGATTATTAGTGATATTTATCAAAGCATATATAGTTCAGGTAAGTTATAATCATGTAGCAGAAAAAATAACAGGTAATAAATATAAATTAACTTATATGGATTCATTATTTGTTGTGATCCTTTTTATGGGATTGATTTAAAATATTTCTTATAATATAAATGGATTATCGTTTAATTTACTTGACACATATGTTTATAGTGGCACCAATATTTATATATCCTTTTATAGCAAAACAATTCTTTGATGTAGAATCATTTGATAATTATTTTGCTTTGTTATTAATAGTAGGTATTGTAGTATTTTTTTATCATGGACATTTATTATATAAAGTTTCAGTATAAATATATAAATATAATATATAATGTCTTTTTTTTTCGGTGAGAAATATGATACAATTATAGTTGGTGGAGGTATTGCCGGATTATTTTTAGCATACAAGTTAAAAGATACTAAACAAGATATACTTTTACTTGAAAAAGAAGATATATGGGGTGGTCGTATTCATACGATATATAAAACAGATTATCATTATGAATGTGCAGCTGGAAGGATTTCTAATAAACATCATAAATTGATGACATTAATTCATGAATTAGGATTAGAAAATCAATTAATAAAATTACCTGATAAAATTGATGTAATTATTCACAATAAACCGTCATCAATAAATGTTAATTCATTATTAAAACAACTATTATCAAAATCAAAAGGATTAAAAAAAGATTATTTACAGAATATTGTGCTGTTTCAATTATTGATAGATGTATTTGATTATGATACGGCAGTAAGTTTAAGAGAAGCATTTGGATATGATAGTGAATTTATGGTTCTGAACGCGGATGCTGCTCTATCCATGTTTAAGAAAGATTTATTTAAAGATGATACAGAATATTATGTTTTTAAAGAAGGATTATCAATCATAGTTAAGACAATGGTAAATAGTATAAAAACTTACAGTAATGTTACGATGAAATTATCAGAAGGATTAGAAAAAATAGAAGATAGTTATATATCTAGTGATAAACAAAATAGATTATATTATGATAAATTAATCTTAACAATACCACAAGAACATTTAGTTAAATTAGAATATTTAAAAGATGTAAAAAATTTAGATTCAGTACAAGGGATAGAATTATTACGGATATATTTTAAATACCCAGTTAAAAATTGTGTTCCTTGGTTCAAGAATATAAAAAGAACAACTACAGATAATTATATGAGACATATAATACCAATAAATTATGAACAAGGATTAATTATGATAAGTTATACAGATGGATATCCAACTAAATTATTAACAGGATTACATCAACGAGGTGAGAAAGTGTTAGTAGAAGCGATACATAAAGAGATAAAAGATATATTTGGGATAAATAAAGACATACCATATCCTGATGCTGTTCATTTTCATTTATGGGAGAATGGTTGTCATTTCTGGAAAACAGGATCTGATATGATGAAAATCCATGATGAATTATTAAAACCTATATCGGGTAAAGATTTATATTTGTGTGGTGAATCATTTTCTAAGAAACAGGCATGGATAGAAGGAGCATTAGAAACATGTTATGAAATTCTAAAAAAAATGAAATTTAAAGATATAGAAGTTAAAATAAAAAAAGATAAAAAATTAAAGAATTACAAAATAGATGAAGTTTTAAAACATAAAGATTGGATTGTGATGGAAGTTAAAGGTGAGCGAAGAGTATATGATTTAAGTAAATGGATCCCCCAACATCCAGGTGGTGATAAAATATATAATGGGACAAAAGCAAATCAATATTATAAAGATCCTGATAAATATCCTGATTCACCATATAAAGTATTTATGAGAAATAATATTCATAAAGATAAGAATGTATTTGAACAATTTTTTGAAAAAACTCATAAATTAGTTAAACATATAGGATTTTTAATATAATAATATATATATGGAACATATTGAGTTAAGAGAATTAGTAAATAAATGTGTAATGGGTGAAATACAATTAGGAATACCTATTATATTAACAAGTAGAAATAGATCACAAACAACAAGTGTAAGTTTTTTAAATCATTTAATAAAATATAATGGGATAAAACAAGAAAGATTATTTACATTATATTTTAAAATATTAACTGTGTTTAATAAAGTATTCGGAGAAATGATGAATAAATCGACATCATTTAATGGGTATGTTCAACATGTAAAAAAAGAATGGGGTATAGATGAAGATATACATATATTATATGAATATGATAATAAAAATGATAAATCACAAAAAACAATAGAAGAATTATTAGAAAATATGAATACTTTATGTAGACAATTTAGAGAATTAAATAGTAGAGTAAGA